GAGGCCCAGCTCTTTGCCGCGTGGGAGAGCTGCTACGGCAACCTATACGCCGTGGCTCAGGCCTACTACCGCTGGCTCGCAACCATCGAAGCCGCAAAGGCCAAGGAAGCCGAAAGACAGTAAGCCCCAATGGCTCATAAACGGCCCATAGTCGGGCCTAATGGGTCATATACGAACCAGTGCGTGTCTTTTTGCGTATCGTATATTGCACGTTACAGCGTCAGCCGCTCCGCCAGCGCCCGGTCGGCTTTGATGTTCTCTTCGTCTCTGAACAAGTGCCCGTAGACGTCCTTGGTGAAGCTCTCACTGTGATGGCCCATGCGTTCTTGAATCTGTTTGGAGTTGGCGCCGAGTTCAATTAGGCGCGACGCGTAGAAGTGCCGGATCGAGTGTAGACCCAACACATCCACCGCAGCTTGCTTCTGAAGAGGCGTCCACATGCTGCGTTCAAGCCGCTCCCTGGTCACCGGAGTGCCGTTGCGGCTGGGGAAGATGAGATCGTGCTCGTGAGAGCGTAGCCACGCAGCGACCTCGTCGGCGACCCAACGCGGGAGACGGATAACACGATAGCCCGCCGCTGACTTCGGAGGACCGATGACGCCGTAGCGATCGGCCCGCTGCATGACTTCAATCGAGGCATCCGCGTGGTCGAACATCGTCCGTGGGAGTCCCCGGAGTTCCGACGATCTCAGCCCCGCGTAGACTAACAACAGCATAGCTGGGTAGTACCGACACCACGTCCTCCGAGTTTGTTTGTTGTCGCTGTCGCGGAGTCTCTTCGCCAGCTCCAAGAGCTTCCGCATATCGGCCTTGCTGTGGACCTCTAGGCGTTTTGTAGAGCGATCGCGGTGCCGCCCCGCCGCGAGTTTGACGGTGATCCCCGTGGTCGGGTCGGCGGCTATGACCTCGGTGTCCAGAGCGTACTTCATGACGCTACGGGCGATACCGACGATCTTCTTCGCCGTCGCCCGCGCTAGGCCTTGCTCCAGCACCCAATCTCGAAACCCTCGAAAGCGGGCTCGATCAATGGCGCCGATGTCGAGGTCGCCGAGTTCCGGCGTGATCCAGTTCTTGAGATACGAGCGATAGCCTTCGGTGACGCTGACCTCCAAGGGCATGGCGCCGTGGAGACCGCGCTCACAAGCTGAGACCCAGTTTTCGGCGACGTCGCTAAACTTCGGAGACAACGACAGCGGGGCTGATTTCAGGTGACCGCCGGCGCCGACCCATGCCATCGCTTGTCGGCGGGTGGGGAACTGCTTCTGTCGCTTCTTGCCTTTGGCGTCGAGGTATTGCACGCGGTAGACTACGCGGGCGCCAGACCTGTCCTTCAGAGTGATTGCGTAGATTGAAGCCATTGCGTGATGCCAACGTGACGGCGCTCATTCATGACTCAAAATCCCTGACAAATCAACAACGGCAGACCTAACGATTGCGTACTCCGAAGGCAGAGGTCACAGGTTCGAATCCTGTCGGGTGCGCCATTGATTTCTCGGTGTTTTTCCTTCTCAAACCCCGTAGGCTCTCGTCAATTCGCTCTTACAATTTCCGCCGGCTTCCGCGAAAAACCTCGTGTTTCCGTGGGTGACTGCGTGACGAGTCACGCAGGGATTTTGCAACGAAGCAAGCAAGGCTTGACGGCAATGTAATTTGCTCTTACGCTTCGAGTATGGAAGCCAAGCTCATCACCGTCGACGACGCCGCCGCGATCTTTCAGGCGCGCGGTCTCACAGACATCACCGGAGACTGGGTCAACGACGCCATCGATCGCGGGCTCTTGCCCTGCACCGTCGTCAAGCGGCGGCGCAGGGTCAGAGAAGATAGAGTCACGGCGCTGATCGATCGATGGCTGGAGGAGGCCGGGTGACTACGAGGCCTTCCAGACTCCGCGAACTCTGCCGAGGATGTTGAGGTCGGAAACCGGGACCTCGTATTGTTCGGTGACGTTGTCGGTCGAGCCCACACGCGCCACGGGTCCCGAGGCCTTGGGAATCACGGTGATGCGGTTGATGGCGGGGCCGGTCCCGTCCCAGTGTAGGTACACGCCGCTGCCTCTGCGATCGCGGCCATCGACCACGAGCTTGTCACCGTATTCATACTGCGGCGCCATGTTCGCGGACTCGCACTGATAGATGAAGAGGTCGTCGAAGTTGCTGACGCGGAGCTGGCTCTTGAGCCAGTCTTTGGGCAGCTTCCATTCGGTAACGACTTCGCGCTCCCCGGGGCCGTCGCCGAACATGAACTCAGGGACCTCGGCGAGAAACGCATCTTGAGCTTCTGCGGCGGTGATAGAGGGATCGAGACCGCCGACACCGAAAGCCAGATACGATGCCGGCACCTTCACCAGCCTCGCAATCTCTTCGACGGTGTGAATTGGAGGCTGGACGGCGTCGCTTTCATACTGGGCGATATTCGCACGAGACATCGTCCGGCCGTCGCCCTTTGGCGAGGGCAGGTTGCCGGCGACGTCGGCTTGGGTCATGTTCGCTCGCTCCCGGGCTTCACGGAGCCGGGACCCGATCGTGCTTCTCTCGCGAGCGATAACCCCGGTGTCTGAGACGATTATCGGACTCCGGGTTTGTGACTCTGGCGCCTTTGGCGCAAGTGACTTCATTATGCGTCTCCTTCTTCCATCGGGAGTTACCCGTTTCGATTTCTTGGCCATGAACTCTTACCTCTGTGACCCGTTCCGGCCACGCGTGTAAGGCATTACTGCAAAATCTCGCGTGGCGCAACAAAATACCATGGATTCGTCGGCGTGACTTGCCAATCTACAGGCAGAAGTCAGGGAAATCAACGTTTATTAAACTATAGTCCACAAGTATTCGCGACGTCGGTAATTGGTCTAGTTCTTGATCTTCGTTGATGGGAACTTAGAATAGGTGCAGCACATCCGCCGGAACTTTTTTGCCAGGGCGGGTTCCGTGCCAATATGGAACCGTTGTTTATTTCAAGGTGCCGTTGGGTCAACTTAACTTACTCAGAACATCGCGACCGTGTTCTCACAAGGTTCTTTGTCGCCCTAGGCGTCGGAGTACGGTATTATTGCGCCGAAATTTCGCACCTGCGAAATCTGTCATGCAAAAGAAAGCCGACGCTATGCAAGTGTGCATAGCGTCGGCTGTGGTTTCGATGACATTAGAGCCCGACGTCGGCTGCTTTAGCGTATCGGGCAGGCTCCTGTCGCACACTGATCTCCGAGTTCGATCTCGTCGAAGGTGTCGGTGCCTCGGAGGTTGAGGGGTTTCAGGCCGGCGACGTAATCTCTGTAGCTGCGTTCGTCGACGACTTCCTGCGGGAGGTAGGCGTAGCCTAAGTCAGCGGCCGTCTTCGAGGGGTCATTGCGATAGAGGAAGCTGACGCCGACGTAGGTATCCCAGTTTTTGTGCAGCCAATCGACGATCTCGTCGGCTTCCGAGGGATCGTAGGAGACCGTGATGCTGGCGTTGTGGTCGACGTAGTTCTCCATTGTCAGCTTGTAGCGCTCAAGCTGAGAGATAGCGGACTCGGTGTTGATCTCGACTTCAACCTCTTTTCCGGCGATCGTCCGCGTGCAGCGATCGAACTCGATGTTTGAGTATTCGACGGGTATGCAAGCGAGCACCGAGGTCTCGTCGGTTGGATGGTCGATGACCTTGTAGCCGGCGCGGCGGAGTTTCGGCACCAGAGGGTCGTGTTTACCAAAACCAATGTTGTTGAAGATGAAGCGCCCGAGGGGTTTGTGAATTCCCTCTGGGATTTCTTGGCCTTCGAGACTTAGGGCCTTACTTTGAGTGCCGCTGGGCTTGATAGTGGTCACGGCCTTGGGACGCGGTAGACCCAACTCATCCGCGATCGAGTTGGCGCCGTCCTGCGCCGACGAGCGAAGCCGCCGCCACGCCGCTGGGTCTTTGTAACTGTCCCAGGCGACGACGCCGGTGACGCCGACGCCGCAGAGCCGCAGAAACTCGTTGAGTTCATGCCAGCCTCTTTGGAGGATGCCGTCGTCTAGGTCGACACACGTCTGCCGGTAATTCGCACGGGCAACTAGCCAGTGAGCACGGTGCAGCGCCGCTTCGTCGCCGTTGAAGCGAGAAAGCACCGTTTCCACGAGGTTGCAGAAACTGCGGTCGCCGAGAAGGATTTCACCGCAGGGATTCGTGCCCCGGCACCAGTTGCCGCGTTTTCTCGCGGCCTCGCCGTTGTAAAAGCCGGGTTCGCTGCCGCCGGCTTCCATCATCAAGTCGAAGAGTAGTTTGAGTTTGTGCCGCGTCGGCTTCGAATAGAAGACCAAGCTGTTGTTGGACTGAGTCCGCCAGGGTTTGTTGACCTCGGGCTCCCAGCATCTGGTCTTGGCCTTCGCGAACTCAACCCATTCTAGGCTTCCGTATTCAACGAGTGCGATCTGCGCCGAACGCCTCGACGACAGAATTGTGCCCAAGAGATTGATGATGTCGAGGATGTCGATCTTCGTCAGCAGCTCCCCGGCGCGGGCGCTCATGATCTCGGCGATCTTCGTGTAGGCTTTGGCGATCGGCTGGTAGCCGCTGCTGATCCAGCCGTAGCCCTTCAGGCGGATACCCGCCGGCCGGATTTGCGAGAAGTCGAGAACGAGTTTCTTCGCGGGATACTTCCCGGCCATGATTTTGCCGATGGACTTCGCCCAGGCCTCGGCGCTGTCACCGATGACGATGGTCCAGACGCCAGTGCGCTTATTAAAGCTCTCGCGATTACTCTCTCGTCCACGGACTCCCGCGTCCCAAGCTTCTCGCGTCACGGCGCTGGGTTTGACCACGACTTCGGGAATCGGACACTGAAATCCGTTCAACGATCCCGGCATCGGTGTGAAGCCGACGCCGCAGCCCTGTAGCAGCAGCCACAGAGAGTCTACGATGTCGTGGACGGTGCGGATTTCGAGGTGAGAACAGTTGAATTGGCTGCTCTCGCGTCGTTGAGCGACTTCAGTACCGCCGAGCCAGCGCGTGCGACCGGCGACGGTGACTTTTCGATCAATTAGGAGCTGCCGCAGCTCTTTGAGTTCGGCCTCTTGTTCGGCCTCCAGGACCTCGCCACGGGCGCGTTCCCAAAGCCATCTCTGGTGGGAGATGATGCGATCGACGGCTTGTTCCGAGGTCTCGAAGACTTTGCCTTCGTCATCGAGGGGGCGGAGATAAGTGCGGTGTTCTACGATCTCTGCGCGGACACTCGGACGAAGTTTCATGGTCTAGGCCTTCTTCGGCAATAGGAGGGGCATCCGGCGGACTGGGGTCTCGCCGGCTGAGGTGGGCTTTTGGGATGAGGGCGGAGGATAGCGGGGCTTACGGTCGATGTCAATAAAACTGACGGCCGCAAGTATCAATGTCGCCGGTCGAGAAACTTCAACCCGGCGGCTTCGAGGATGACGGCGGTACTCGCCGGCCGGCCGTCGAGATAGTAGCCGCGTCCCCGCTTCTCGGTGAGACGGTCGCCAAGTCGAAACGCAGCGATGTCGATTAGAGAATATCCATCTTCGATTCTGGGTTCTTCCCGCTTCTTCGGCCGAGCCCGCGAGGGCCGCTGCGGTGCGGGTTTGACTCCCAGTGCGCTGATCCAGCGCTTGATCTGAGGAAGTCCGACTTTGTAGCCGAACTTCTTAGTGAAATATTCCCCCAGTTGCTCGCGAGTTAGTCCGCTGTCGCGGAGTCTCTGTAACTCGTCCCTAGTGGGTGATGGCCGGTTGGGCTTCTTGTTGTGGTTCGGCATCCGCCGACTGCTCCCCGAGTGTCGGAGCGAGTCGAGGATACAAGTCGGCGCAGACTCGGCGGCTGAGGGCGTTCAGTTGACCAGATTGCACGAGGCGATGGAAAGTGAGCGCGTAAATCAGTGCCAACGTCGCCGGCTTGTCGCTCTCTTCCTCGCTGGTGGTTGTGTCGATCTGGACGTTGACGGTGGGAACCGCCGTGGCCATGAGATCGGTTAGTTTGATAGTGACTTCAGCCATTATTTTCTTCCCTTTTACCGCAGCTGGGTGCTTCGCACCCCACCATTTTTGTTTCCAGTTTCTCACCCAGTTAGAAGACGCATTTTCTTCAGCGCACACCTAACAGGCGATTCTTGTGTCACGCCGCCAAGTTGACGATGGGGACATTGGCGACGAACTCGACTTCGATGACGGCGCCGTCGTGGCGTTCCCGTTGTGAGATCACGGAGACGATGCCTTTGAGTTTCGGATGTTGGGCGACGTTGCCGAACTCGAAGAGTTCGTGACGGCCGACGCTTTCGACCTTGCGAACGGTCTTGAGGTTTCTCGCCGCCAATTTAACGCGGCCGTGCAGGTCCGAGACCGTAGAGTCGTTGGCGATGTCCAAGTGGACTGACAACTCGGCGATCGAGGTCTCGCTTGGGTGATTGGAGAACTCGTTGTCTGTAGTTTGTCGCGTGATGCGAAGTTTTAGGGCGCCGACTTCGTCCATGGCGTCGCCTTCGTTGGCGAAGCGCAGGTCAGAGACGACTGCCTTTCCCCCGGACATCACGATGCCGTCGATGCGGTTGAGAGCGGCATCGATCCAAAGACGGTCGCCGATTGCCTCACGACCCCACTCCGTACCCAGAGTCTGCATGGCAAAGCGGGGAGTCGCCGGACCTGCGGACATTAGTTTGCCCATCCATAGGGCAGCCAGGGTTTCCAGAGCGTAAGCACAGCTGCGAAGTTGCAGGTACGTCGTTGACTGGCGCTGACGGACGCCGGTAAGCATCACCTCGGCGTCAAACTCACTGACGCCCTGATACACAAGGAAGGCGCGGAGCATGGCCACGGCGACCTCCTGGCGGGTCTCCGGGGTTGATCCCGTGAAGTCCAGGAAATCGCAGGGGACCTCTTTGAGGTCGCCGTCGATATAACGCTCAACCTCTTCGGCCGGGACCCCTTGGGCCTTCAGCAGCTCGCCGAGCATGAGCTTCAGCGGCGCCGCGAACTTCACGTTCACGTAGCCCTCGTCGATGAGGGCCTGGGCGGCGGTGTCTTTGCCTGAGAACTTTCGGCCGGAAATGGCCACGATTTGGAACTGCATCTCACCTTCCTTTAGACACTGGCGGTGACGCGGTGTCAAGCGAAATTGCGCCGAAGTCAGCAAGACTGACCCCATGGTTAACTAAGTGTTGCACCCGCGCCCCACGGCAGCTGGCTCGGTCGACAAGCGAAATCTCGCAAATGAGGACCCGGCTCGTGACAAGCGGGTGGAACCAGAACTCCTGACCCTCAGTGGCGGGGACCAGACGCCGGCCGCCACGCCGGAGTTTAAGAATCAAGTCCTTGGCGCCGGCGTCGATCCAGCGAACGCGGCTGGCGTCTTGAAAGCGGCGGGCGCTCCAGTAGCCGATGCTGAGATCGCGGCGGCTGCCGTCGAGGATGCCTTTCACGGCGTCGCGGCCCCAGCGACGATGTCGAAAGACTTCGCCCCGACCGATGAGCCCGTCCTTGTCCTTCCAGAACTTGTACCAGCGACCACAGAGACGGTTTTCGTCGTGGTTCAGGAGCATAGGGACGCCGCACTCGAAGACCGTGCGGTAACGCTTTAGAAAGAGATCGAAGCTTCTCTCGTCGTTGATGTCGCCGAAGGAGTCCTCGGTCCCGAACTTCGAAACGTAACCCTCGACCCACGCAGCCATTAGAACGGCAAGGCTTCGAGTTCGTATTCGTCGACGAGACCCAACGCAGTTGGGATGGAGTTGTCGGCGAAGTACCCATACTTGTCCGCGAGCTTCACCGCCTTCTCGACACACCGTTTCGCGCGTTCACCGGCGTTGGGTCTGACGATGGTCACGGTTTTGTTGGCGATGTCCGTGAGGGCGTCGGCGTGGATATGGACGGCGCCGTCATAGGCCATCTTCGAAAGGCCGATGTTGAAGTCGTTGACGAGTCCCTCCCAACCCCAGGGAGCGACGGCGACGCCGATGAGCTGCACGTTCCAGCCTTGGAAGACGTAGTTGTGCAGCATCTTCAGGCGATGGTTGCCTTCGTACTCGTCAACGTCTTCGGGCATGGTGCGCATCCAGCCGCGCGCCTCTTGCATGTGCGGACGCGGGCCCTCGTGCTTCAGCCTGAAGAACCAGACATCGATGTCTTTGGCCTCGCCGCCGAGTACGAAATCGCGAACGGCGCCACCGGCGATGATGGGCTCGATGTCGTTGTAGCGGCGTAGGTCGCGGAGAATTACGTCCCAGAACTCGGGACCGTTGGGAGCGCGGGTCATGAGGGCTTCTTCTGGAGTACGAAGTCGATGCGGGGGTCGCGGAGTAGGGCCGCTAGGTCGTCGAAGCTGGTGACGGCGACGCCGTAGCCGCGCCGGCCGGGGCGCAGGTCCGTGTAGACGGCGATGGTCCTGGTCTTGTTGACGTGGACCGTGAACGCAGTGATTCCGCGCTCGCCTGTCCACCGCATGTCAATGGTGTCGTCGTCCTGCTCGACATCTGGGAAGATGCAGCGGTCGCGGAGCCACGAGGCCAAGTTCGCGGTCGCTGTCTTCACGGCATCGGAGAGGTCCGGCAACGCCATGAGTTGCGAGTCGGGCTCGTGCGAAAGTGAGTCCCAGCTCATACGATCACCGTCAGGCGCTGAGCCGCACGGGTGACGGCCGTATACAGCCACTTGTCGGCGTCTTCGCGGAAGCGAGAGCTTTCGTCGTGGACCACGACTTCGTCCCACTGACTGCCCTGGCTCTTGTGACAGGTCAGGACCCAGCCGAAGTCGAGTTGGTGGTAGGACTTCCGCGCCATCCAGAGTTGGCGATCGGTGATCGTGGCGGCGCCTTGCTTGCGGAGAATGTGCTCTTCGAAGAGGGCCTGGAGGACGCGCATCTTCCGCGTCTCTCCGTACTCGTCAGTGAACTTGATCTCGACGGCGTCGCTGCCGGGCTGGAGTTCGCCAGCATCTTCGTCGCAGTAGACAAAGCTGCCGTTGACGAGAGTAGGGATGGTCTGGGAGTTGCGGCAGACGATGAGAGGTTCGTCCTTCTGCGGCCCCGTCGACGTATAGCCGGCGGCCTTTCTGATCTTCTCCGTCAGCCGCCAACGCGTGGCGTGCGTCCCGCAGATGACTTGGAGATCGCGGCCGACATCCGTCGTGACATCGTCCTGCTTCCTCGTGAGGATGCGTAGAATGCCGTCGCCGTGGCTGCCGTAGTCGGGCCGTCGACCTTCGCGAATCTCTTTCGACAACCAGATGATGGGATTGTCGGCAGCCTGCCGGTGAATCTCCGAGAGGAAGGAGTCCGGCCGGCCGGAGGTAAAGCCCTGGCCGCCGGAAACCGGCGGCAACTGTCCGGGGTCGCCGATGGCTAGAATAGGGACGCCGAAACTCCGCAGGTCGTTCGCGAGTTCGTCGTTGACCATGGAGGCCTCGTCGACGACGACGAGCTGCTTCATGCGAATAGGGCTGCCGCCGTTGAGTTCGAAACGAAGGCCGGACTTCCGTGTCGACAGCGCTTCCTTGAAACGGGCCTGCAGGTCCTTGGCGTTCTTCTCAGCAGCAGCGAGTTCGCCTTCGAGACGCGGAAGATCGTCGGCGCGGCCCTGCGCTCGTGCGGCCGTGAGATCGGCGGCGAGTGAGTTCGCGCGATCTTCAGCGGCGTCGAGGAGTTTCTTCACGCCATCGGCTTTGTCGTCCGGGCGCTTGTAGATGAGTTTGTGAATGGTGTTCGCGACGACATCGTCCCAGCCTTGGGGCTTGAACTTGTCGCTCATGACCTTCGCGGCTTTGCCTGTCGGCGCGCAGAAGGCCACCTGTGAAGGCGTTAGCCCGCACTCTTCGATGATGTACGGGAGGATTGTCGACTTGCCGGTGCCGGCGAAGCCCGCGAGATAGTGGGGACGCGCGTGCGGAGTGTCGCCAAACCACTTGGCGACATTGCGTACTGCGTCTTCTTGTTGCGGAGAAAGCGTTGGCATTGGGAAAACCGGGGCCGCCTGTCTCGGCGGCCCCGTTCTCTTTCAGGCTTTAGAACCGACGCCCGCGACGGGCGCCGCCGGCCGGCGGCGGAGGCGGAGGAGGCGGCGCCTCCGGCTCTTCTTCGTTGGCGTTGGCCGCGTTCTCGGCGATGGCGGCTTCGATCTCGGATTCTGGAGCCCAGGCCGTGATCTTGAACGCCGGTGCGTACTTCTTGGTGTTGTCGCCGCCGCGAACGTTCTTCGGTGTGAACTCGTTGCGAGACGCTTCGACAATCGGGACTTCGCCGTCGTGCAGCTTCACGGCTTTCGCGAAATCGCGAAGGAGGTTGCCGAGGGCGATGAGGCCGGACTTCGATGTCGTCTTGAACTGATAGTCGGTACCATCTTCGACGCCCTTGAAGTCGACCGAACGCTGTTCCGACCAGCCGTCTTTGGTGCCGTCAGCATAGGTCTTGTAGGGACCGTGATCCGTGAGATCGGACCTGTTCACTCCCTTGCCGCTGACGATCGGCACCATGACTTCGTCGACGACTTGGCCGTCTTTCCAGCAGATGAAGCCGACGCTGTAGGACGCCATGTTGACGGCGAGCTGCGAGCCCAGCGGCAGTTCTTCTCGGGCCGAACCATAAGTGTATTCGCCGTTGTTGCCGTCGAACTTCAGGAATTGGACGCCGCTGCTTTCGCCGCCAGCGCTGTATTGGTTGGCAAGAGCCGCCCATTGATCCGCTGCGGCGACGGCGCCGCCTTGTTGTGACACTGCTACTTCTTTGCCCATTTGGGACTTTCCTTTCGGGTTAGTGAAAATTGCGTCAGTAGACGCACTTCTGGCCTTTGCTCTTCTCTCTTCGCACCTTGTCAGCAGGACTTACGTCAATCCTCAAGAGTGATCGTGAGCTTGTCGAAGCCCGCGCCATCCTTCTCGTACTTGCTCAAGTCGATGCCATCGGCCTCCATCGCCTCTTTATCGAGGCTGGTGCGGCCTTTCTGCTTCGACCACGAGACCTTGCCGCGAGTCACTTGCACGCGGCTGTCGCCGATTTCCTGCAAGCGCTCTTTGATTTGGAACTTCACCTGCTCGAAGTCGGCGTTCGCGGCTTTCACTTTTTCGTTCAGCGCCGAGTAGCTCGCGAGCAAGGTGTCCAGGAGTTTGTCATCGATTTCGACAAACTTCTTGGGCTTGGCCAAGGTGTCGGGGATGGAGCCGTTGGTGACGAGGGCACAAGCGTGGGTGAAGGGACAGTGCTCGCAGCTGCCGTCGAACTTGCCCTCGGGTGTGAGCTTCGCCGGGTCGTCAATCGACCAGACGTTGCCGGCGCGCTTCTTCGCGACTTCCCACTTCTTGGGATCGAACTCGACGACGTAGACCCTGATGTTGTCGAGGAAACTCGCGTCGACGTAGATGATGACTGCGTAGTTCGGCCGGTATTTCGTGGTCTCTCGGATGATCCCCATCTGCACCTGGGTTTGCCCGTGGTGGATGTCCTTCTCTTCCTTGAGATTGACCCGGGGGTCGATCGACTTGATTTCGAGGACGACGCAGTTGCTGCGAATGTTCTCGACGCCGTAGTTTCTGAGGGCGTCCTTATCTAGCCCGACGATGAGACCGTCCGGCGTCGCGGAGTTGCGGCCTAGGACGATGGTCTCCTGGTCGCTGCCGCCCATGGTCAACTTCGCCGGCGCCGGGAGATATTCCATGGCCGGGACCACGTGATAGTTCTCGATGAGGTCGCCGCGACGCGTCGCCCCCCAGGTGTCTTCGTGGCCGGGGTCCTTCTCGAAGCCGAACTCGGCGCCGCGCTTCGAGAACCACGCCTTGCGAATGCAACCGAAGACCTCCGACGCCCCCAACGTCGTCGAGCGATCGTGCGCCCACTGCTTTTGGGTGTCGGCGATGTAGTCGTTGAAAATCTGTTTGAAGTCGATAGCCGCCATCACCAGGAGCCTTCTTCGTTTTCGGGAACGGCGTCGATTTCACCGTTGTCGCCGTAGGTGTCGATGTACTGGGCGATGGCGTCATCGCGGTTGCTGGCGTCGAACGTCGTCACGACGAAGCCGTCGACGAGTATGAGATACCGCTGCATCAGTGTTTCTCGTTGAGAGGTAGTAGGTAGAGGACCGTGAAGACCTCATCCTGCGGGAGTTCGCCGTGAAGCGACGTGATCACGTCTTCGAGCGTGCGCTCGGCCCACTCGCGATCGTCTTCCAACAGCCTCTTCGGCATCCCACCGACAGCTTGGCAGAAGTGATTCTCGTGGGCGTCGCGTAGAACGAAGAGCTTGGTCGTGAGCTTCTTCGCGGTGACGGCGGCTCTGCCAACATAGCGGAGGTCGTTGTTGGCCCCCTCCATGGCCTCGATGCCAACGACATCGCCGACTTCGATGCGCTTGAAGCCCTCGTCACCACGCAGGCACGTCGAGGTGACGCGGCCCACGGGAAACTTCGCGTGCTCTTCTCGGAAGACGAGACCGCACTGCATCAGGCCGCGACCTTCTGATCGGGGAAAGCTTTCATCTTCTGGAGTTCGTCGTGAACGCGGATGCAGGCCCTGACGTCGACGAGGGCGTCGTGAGCATCGTCGCCGACACCGGTGTTGAAGAAGTACATCATCGCCTCGTCGAGCTTCGGGTACTTGAAGTCGGTGGGATGACGCGGGCGTTTGTGGAGGATGCGGACGATCGGGATCGAAGCCAGCATCGTACAGCGCGGGCTTTTCTCGCCGAAGATGTCAGGGACATCGGCGACATGGGCGGCGCGGCGCATGACCGTGGCGTCGAAACGGAGGTTGTGGGCCACGACCATGTCGGCGGCGTTGAGCATACCCATGAAGGCCCAGGTGGCGTTCTCCAGGCTGATGCCGTACTTTGTCGCGTACTCCTGGCTGATGCCGTGGACCTTGGCGGCGCCGTCCTCGATGACCCAACCCTCTGGACGGATGATGACGTTGAGGCTGGAGATTTCCTTGAGACTGTCGTCGTCGCGGAGGATGGCCGCGAGCTGCACCGGCATCGGGTGTGAGGGGTCTGAGGGCGGGGCATCCCACTTTTGGACCCGACCCGTGGTCTCGGTGTCGAAGAATAGCGTCGCCGACATGTCAGTGGGCCTTACCTGGGTTGGCGCGGGAAAATGGCGACAGCGGTGAGTCAAGCCCATTCAGGGCCTGAAGAATCTCCAGGTCGCGGAGGTCTCGCTTCACCAGGACGTAAGTGAGAGCCGCAGCTGCGGCGGAGAAGATCAGCATATAGAGCAACGCCAAGGCCAGAAGCGCGGCCCACGGCGCCAAGATCACGAGCCAGCCCAGGGCCAAGACCCCAAAGAACTTGGCAGCTCCCAAGACCACGGGCGCGGTCACGGCCGCGTACAAGAGACCGAGCGCCAAGAAGTTCACGGCGAGCCCGATCTTGTAGGGGATCGTGTTTCTGACTTGTTTTTGGGGAGTGGCCTCAGCGGCCGGGTCGTCTAACGTCATGGGTGCTCCGGTGTAATTGAAACTTACGTCGATGTCAAGCAAAATTTAGCTTAGTGTGTGGCCGCCCACGTGCGGCCGACTTTCGATTCCACGTCGACAGGCGGCACGAAGCCCCAACGGGCTCCGGCATCTTTCGCGGCCTTCGCCTGCATGTGCATTGCGAACTCCACGTGTTTTGGTTTGAAGGCTTGTTGGGTTTCGTCGTGAACCCACAGCAGCTGGACCCAATCCTGACCCCAGCCTTCGAAGAGGCCGGCGTCGGCCATTTCGTCTTGGAAGTTGAGAATCCACTGCTTCGCGAGCACGGCGGCATCCGACTGGAGCTTGAGGTTCAGCGCCGCGTGCTGACCGCGCACACGTAGCCAACGGCCGTCGAGGCCGAGGATCATGCCGGAGGCTGCTTGGCGGCCGATCTCTTTCACGACCTTGCCAAGCGCGGGGATTCGCTCTTCGAAGGTGCGGCGGAGAAGTTTGCCCAGCGCGATCTTCTGCGAGTCCGTGAGATACGGGTCGGCAATGTGTCCGAGTTTCCAATCGCCGGCGCCGTAGATATACGCGTAGATGAAGGTCTTCGCCTGGGCGCGGGACTTCAGCCCGGCGGCCTCGCGGTTCATCTCGTGGATGTCGCCGTGAAGAACGACATCCAGGAGTTCACCGCCGTCGTACTTGTGCGTGAGGTTGGCGAGGCAGCGGAATTCGATGCCGCTCATGTCGGTGCCGAGAAGCACGTAGTCTTCCGGCACGTAGAAGAGGTT